TTACTCGGATGGCAATCGGAGCACTTACCCTTATATGAAACGACAAAAGATATGGGATTAAACGGGTTTAAAAGGGAATCTGTAAGACACGGATAACAAAAGAAAAGTCGAAAAACGCAAAAGGCGCAACGGCGTGTCGTTTTCGTTGGTCAAGCAAAAAACGACACGAGGTTTGCAACTAACTGTCATTCCATCCAAGCACAATAAACAACGTCAGAACGGCCGCTATCGTCAAAATATAAAAAATCGCCTCGACAACGCGGGAGCGGGCGCGCTCGCCGCAATGGGGGCACTTCGTGGCCCGGCTGGAGATTTGGCCACCGCGGGACCTGCATTTTTTCATCGCCATTTCTGATCCTCCCTAGATCCGCCGCGCCACCCAAACGACGCGGCCTACGATTTGCAGCCGTTCAACCTGGTCCGGCGTGAGCTGCTGCGGCTGGTACGTCTGGTTATCACTCTTTATATAGATGGACCCGTCAAACAGCCTTTGAACCCGCTTTGCTACGAGGTGAGCGTCGGTCTGCATGACGTAAATCCCGTCTTCCGCTGGGATTTGCTCCCGCAGATCGACTAAAAGCAAGTCTCCCGAGGCGATTGTAGGCTCCATCGAGTCGCCGCGGACCTGAATCAGCGCCAGCTTACCCTCCTGGAGCCCTTCCCGGGCCAGCCACGGCCGCCGAAAGGCGAGGTGGTCCACTACCTGCTCCGACTCTACATCCGCGCCGTGTCCTGCGCTGGCAGCCACGTCATACCGGGGCACCAGCGCAAAGTCCTGCTCTACCTGATAGGCGCCTGGTGTTTCAGCCGCTTCTTTCCTTGTTGATTCGTTTAGTTTTTTCCAGCTTAAATGCCATTTAAGCAACTGATTTTCGTTAATACTTTTTATCGACCCCCTGGTTTCGTTGGAAACTTCGACATCTTCTTTGTTGAAGTCTCTGCAAAACCTGGCGCGCTCAGCAAATCCACCACCATAATACCCTTCCTTGCTCAGCTTGTCATAGGTTCCAGCAACGTTAATTTGAGGTCCTGAGAGCTCCAACTCCGGCCCTGTTCCTGATGCCAGCCACTGAAACGTAGCGCCTGTAGCCTTTGCAAGAAGCGCAAGTTGGTTAAGGTCTGGAAAGGTGGCCCCCTTCAAATAACTGCGCACAGTGGCATCAGATACATCCAGACTGCGCGCAATACTGCGCACGCTCCTATCCCCAATAGCCTTTTTCAGCCTTTCAGGAAAGCGTCCGATTGTATTGGCATCAATCGGACGTGGCGTCCGTTTCTCTTTGTCCTCGTCCGATTGTTCGTAACTTTCTGAATTTTCGCTCATTTTTTGTTCTCCGAAAAGATAAGCGCGCACCAGAGAAACGGACGCGTGATTTATCTTTGCGAATGCTGTTAAAACGCGCTATTATCAGCGCATGAACCAATTAAATCGCGCAAAAAAACAGCCCTCTCAGGACTGGCATCGCGCCGACATCGTGGCGGCGTTGTGGAAATCCGGCTGGAGCATCCGCCGGCTGTCCACCCATCACGGCTACGCCTCCCCGACCACGCTGAATACTGCTCTCGATCGGCCTTGGCCGAAGGGCGAGCGACTGATCGCGGAAGCTATCGGCGTACATCCATCGGCCATCTGGCCGAGCCGTTACCAGAATCATACCAAGGGTGCGGCGTGATGCGTTCATTGGGGCGTTCCTTTTCGTTCATTTACAACGTAGCCCGCCGGGCGGTTTGCCGCTAGCGCGCATTTCGGAAGGGGGTTTTCGGTGACATTTCAGAAAAAACGGCGGAATTGGAAGCGGGTGCAGCCGCGCAATCTGCGGGACGCATTCCGATTGTGCAAAGACCACGCGAGAGAGAAGAAAAACCTATCGGTTGAGCGAATAGCCGACCTAATGGGGATCAGCGACGATCTTTTATACAAATGGCTTTCAAATGGTGAAATGAAAGCCCGAATGATCCCCTCATTTGAGAACGTCTGCGGCATTCATTTCGTTACTGAATACCTGGCCGCAGGCGCCGGCCGCATCGTCATCGAGATCCCTACCGGCCGCCGCCCCGACGAGCTGGCGCTGGGCGACCTGCAAAAGCACTGTATCGACGCTGTCGCTCAATTGGTCCACTTCTACCATGGCGAGTCCGAGGCCGAAAAGACTCGCGCAAGTCTCACGGAGGCCATCACCGATCTGGTCAGCCAGCGTGAAAACGTCATGAAGTTTGAGGTACCGGAGCTGGAACTCGCCGGGATCGAAAAATGAACACCTGGTTTACTGCCTCAGAGCTAGCCGGTCTGCCGGGTCTGCGCATCACGGATCGCCGCATCAGAGAGCGCGCCAAGCGCGAGCGCTGGGACGCAAGAAAGCGCCAGGGCACCAAGGCCATGGAGTACCGAATAACCAGTCTCCCGGACGCCACCAAGTCGGCCCTGATCCAACGCCACGCCGCCGCGCTGGCCGAGCAACCCAAGAGCATCGAGCCCGCCGAGCACCGCCCCCTGGCCGCCTGGCAGCGCGAGATCCGCGACGCCCGCCTGGTGGTGCTCAACCTGGTCGACGACCTCACCCCCGCATTCGGCCAGACCCAGGCCCTGCGCCAGGTCGCCGACATGGCCCGCGCCGGCACCCTGCCGTCCGCCATAGCCGACGCGCTGCACACCGCCAACGCCCGCAGCGGCCGCGCCCGCACCGTCAGCCCCTCCACCCTCGGCCGCTGGCTGGCCGAGCGCCGCCAGGGCGCCGAGACCCTGGCCCCCCAGACTGCCCCGCGCCACGCCCCCCCGGCCTGGATGCCCCAACTGCTGGCCCTCTACCAGCAGCCCAACAAGCCCACGGTGGCCCGCTGCCTGCGCGCCTGGCCCGACGGCTCCGCCGCGCCCAACCTGCGCACCGCCCAACGCCACATCGCCGCCCTGCCGGTGGAGCTGCGCGAATTCGGCCGCCTGGGCAAGAACGCCCGCCGCGCCGTCCAGCCCTTCGTGCGCCGCACTACCGACGGCCTCTGGCCCATGGATGTGGTCACCGTCGACGGCCACCTGTTCAAGGCCTACGTGCGCCACCCCATGACGGGGCGCAAATTCCGGCCCGAGGTCACCACCTACCTGGACGTCGCCACCCGCAAGGCCATCGGATTCAGCGCCTGGCTGGCCGAATCCCAGTACGCCATCTGGAGCGCCTTCCGGGAATTCCTCCTCAATCCCGAGATCGGCATCCCCGCCATCCACTACAGCGACAACGGCGCTTACCGCGGCGAGCAGCACCGCGCCCTGTGCTCAAGAATCGGCACCACCGTCATGTTCTCCGAGGCCTACCGCGCCCAGGCCCGCGGCCTCATCGAGCGGTTCAATTCATCGGTTTGGGTGCCCCTGGCCAAGGACCTGCCGGTCTACGTGGGCGACGACGCCGACCCAGAAGCCACCAAAAAGGCCCTTCAAATCGCCGATAAAACCGGCGAAAACCTCCCGGGATGGGAAGACTTCATCGCCGGCTGTCGCCAGGGCCTCAACGCCTACAACGACCGCCGCCACGCCAGCATCAAAAAGAGCCCCAACCAGGCCTGGGCCGACGCCGTTGCCGAAGGCTGGGCGCCCACCACCCTGACCGACGACGACCTGCACGACATCCTCCCCAGCCGCCGCCGCAAGGTCGCCCGGGGCGAGGTCAACCTCCCCTGGGGCCGCTACTTTGCCGACGAGCTGAGCCTCTGGCACGGCCGCGAGGTGCAGGCCCACTTCCAGCCCCAGGATGGCAGCCGGATCTGGGTCGCCGACGAGCGCGGCACCCTCATCTGCACCGCCGAGCGCAACGCCAACGCCCGCCCCTACGTCCCCGAATCCCAGCTCGCCCACGCCAAGGCCCAGCGCGAAGAAGGCCGCGCCCGCCGCCTGGAGCGGAAATTGGAGCTGGTCCGCGAAGAGGGCGCCGCCCAGATCGAGCACCAGCCGGCCGAGGTCGACCCCATCATCCAGGCCCAGACCCGCGCCCTGTTCGAGCAACAGGAGCAGACCGAGCGCGTGCGCCTGATCGAAGACGACCCCCGGCGCCTGCACGCCTACTGGCTGCGGGTCAGCGAGCGCCTGGAGGCCGGCGCAGAGGTGAGCTTTGAAGACCGCCGCGGCTGGCAGATCTACCGCCAAAGCCAGGCCTACGAGAGCCAGCGGCAGCTATTCGAGGATTTCGGACTGGAGGCGGCCGATTTCGACACCGCCTGAAAAAGAGACGCCCCGGTGGCAGCCGGGGCGAGTCAACAACCTGACCACTTAAGTGGACTATGTCGGAGCTATAAGTATGAAGTACAAAACCATCCCTGTAAACAACATCGCCCGGCTCAGAGAGGCCGGCGACGCCCTCATCCACCGCGCCCCAGGCCTGCCCGGAATCGGCCTGGTCTGGGGGCCGACCGGCTACGGCAAAAGCACCGCCGTCGCCTGGTTCGTCAATCAATGCAACGGCATCCACATCCGCGCCATGGCCACCTGGAGCCCCTCGGCCATGCTCCGCGCCATCGCTCAGGAGCTGAACCTGGAGCCCCGGCGCAGCAACGCCGAGACCGTCGAGGCCGTCATCCAGGCCCTCAACCTGGAGAACCGCCCGCTGTTCATCGACGAGGCCGACTACGTCATCAACCACAAGTTGCTGGTCGACACTCTGCGCGACATCCACGACATGAGCGCCGCCCCGGTCATTCTCATAGGCATGCACGGCATCGAGCGGCGCATCAAAAACAACGCGCAATTTACGGGCCGGGTCGCCCAATGGGTTGAGTTCGCCGGCGCCGACTACGCCGACGCCCGCCTCCTGGCCAACGGCCTGGCCGAGGTGGAGATACACGACGACCTGCTCCGGCAGCTCCACACCGCCGCCACCCCCCGGGACAAGGCTGCCACCGGCGCCGAGATCCGCCGCATGGTGGTCGGCCTCGGTCAGATCGAAGGCTACGCCCGCGCCCGCGGCCTCACCGCCATGACCGCCGCCGACTGGCCCAAGGGCCGCGACTTCTTCGTTGGCACCGCCGTCACCGCCAACGGGAGGACGTACTGATGCCACGCAAGCCCGGCAGCCACACCAAAAACCCCAGGCAGCGCACAGCCCGCGACCGCGCCTGGCAATCCATGCGCTCACTTACCCTGTTCACTGTGCCTGACCTGGTCGCCACCGCGGACATCGCCTACAGCAACGCCGGCAAATACGTTCAGGGGCTAGCCGCCGCCGGGTATCTGCGCGTCGCCCACCCCAAAGCGGAGGGAAAAAAAGGCGGCCACGCCCATTACCGCCTCATCCGCAACACCGGCCCCCAGGCCCCGCGCCTGCGCAGCGACGGCTACGTTTACGACCTCAACACCCGGGCCGTTTGGGAGCCGAAGGAGGGCGGGCAATGACCTGGCTAGACACCCTGCGCACCGTCTGCGCCGCCGAAGGACAGAAGACCGTCGCCCAGCGCCTCGGCTTCTCCCCCACCACCATCAGCCAGGTCCTCAGCGATACCTACAACGCCGACACAAAGCGCGTTCAAGCCGCGGTCGAAGGCGCCTTGATGGGCGCCCGGGTGGATTGCCCGGTGATCGGCGACATCCCGCGCCAGGCCTGCATCGCCCACCAGCGCCGCAAGGGCCGGTTTGCCGCCACCAACCCCGCCCGCGTCGCCCTGGCCAAGGCCTGCAAGCGCTGCGAGCACAGAACGGAGGAATAAGCCATGCGCGTCATATCCCAACACACCGCCCGCACCGTCGGCGAGCTGATAGAAGCCCTGCGGCAGCTCCCTCCAGACCTTCCGGTCGAGTCCGGCACCCTAAGCGGCATCCAGGTCACCCAATGGGACGGCAGCCAGAACACGCCGTTCGCCGACTACCACGACTGGGTGGAGATCGAAGGCCACGACTTCGGAGACGACGACCAATGACCCAAAACGACCACATCCGCACCAGCGCCATCCGCCTGGGTCAAGGCCTCCAGGCCTGCCTGGAGCGCGGCTACACCGTCGCCGCCGCCCACATCGGCGCCCGCAACCCCCTCATCGAACTGGCCGAGCCCCCCCGCGACCTCAGCGGCGCCACCCGGGTGCGCGCCTATGACGGCAAAACCACCATCCTGCGGCAAGTCGCCGTTATCTGCGGCTGTCAAACTGAATGGGAGATAAAGCAATGATCGACACCCACACTCTGATCACCGCCCAAAAGGCCCAAAGCCTCATCCGGGGCGCCATCGCCGACGCAAACGACGACGACGAGCTGCGTTACGAGCTAATGGTCGCTTACAACCACCTCGATATCGCCGTGACCCGTTTCGCCCGGAAGCTGCAAAACAGCGCCACCTCAGCCCTTCGGGCCGAAGCCGAGCACGCACTACAGGAGGCGGAATAATGGCCAGCGAAGCCTGTGAAGAGCGCGCCCGCCTGCGCGCCGACCAAACCCGCGACCGCGCCCACGGCCAGGCCGTCGCCGCCCTCAAGCGCGGCGAATCGCCCGCCCGCGTGGTGCCCGAGCTGCGCGAAACCTACCGCAAGATCGACCGCATTCAGAACGGATGGGAGGATTTGACCCAATGACCACCACCCTCGCCGACATCGAAGCCCGCTGCGCCGTCTACCGCACTCGCCGCGACACCCTGGCCGACCGCCTGCAAGCGCTCGAAGACGCTGTTACCACTCTCAAGCGCCGCCACCTGCCGGCCGTCCGTGCCGCCTACGCGGATCTCGCCGCCGAAGAGACCCTGCTGCGCGACGACCTGGAGCAGGCCAAGGCCCTGTTCAAAAAGCCCCGCACCCGGGTATTGCACGGCATCAAGGTCGGCTGGAACAAAGGCAAACCCCGCCTCGACTGGGACGACCCCGCCGAAGTGGTCGCCCGCATCAACCGCCTGCTCGCCGACCAGGCCCCCAGCCTCATCCGCCGCCCCGCGCCCCAGCCCATCAAAAAGGCCCTGGAGACCCTCGACGCCAAGACCCTGGGCCGCATCGGCGTGCGCATCACCGGCGGCCGCGATGCCCTGGTCATCAAACCGGTCGACGGCGACATCGACAAGCTCATCAACACCCTGTTGGGCGATTTTCGGCGCGAACTGGAGGCGGATAGAGGCGAGAGGAGGAAAGCGGCATGAGCGAGAAAATAGTTCTTAATGGTCCAGCAGAATTCGAGGCAAAAGTCTTTGTCATCAACGATAAAACCAAGCAGCAGGGGCAAGTGACTCTTGGGCTCAGTGTTCTTGAGTATCCAACACCGGAGGCGATCAGAGTCGCCCTGGAAAAACTGGAAAATGATGAGATGAAAGGTGCTCTTGAGGGGTTTCGGTTGATGACAAAAAAGGAGGCATGGGATTTTGTGATGGAGGAGAAAACAGGGCAAACATTTGCTTTGCCTGGTGGCGAGGAATGGGACCCGATTTAACAGCCATCCCTGGCGCTTGGGTCCAGCCTGCCCATCCATGGGCAGGCGTTCACCGCGCCACGGCGTGACGTTAAGTCACCCCGTAAACGGCGCGGCTCACCCCCGAGACCCGGCCGCTTGGCTCACGTCACGAGCCGTTTTCCCCCTATCCTCTGCGGAGGCCAGCGGGAAAAAACAGGAGCCGAACGATGATTGACGACTACAAACCGAATTACTGGGTGTTCAGCGAGGCACAGATAGACACCCCCCTGCGCGCCTGGGCCAACGACCCGCGTCACGACGACGTGACCGAGCCCGCCGCCCGTGCCCGCTTCGAGGCCGTGGCCGACTTCCTCTACAGCCGCCAGGCCCGCGCCGCCGGACTCTACAAAGACGGGAGCCAGGAGAAATGACCACCGCCAAACTTCACAAATCCGCCCGCCTCCAGCGCGTCCTGCGCCTGCTGGCCGAAGACTGCGAAGAACACTCCACCCTGGACATCATGACCAAGGCCAACGTCCTCGCCGTCAACTCCTGCATCGCAGACCTGCGCGCCAACGGCGTGCAGATCCAATGCCGGCGGACCAAGGGCATGGGGTACTACAAGCTCGGGAAAAAGACATGAGATACGGGCACGTAAAAACGGTTTTAACGACCCTTCTTAACCTGTTCGGCGAAATAACCGAACAATTTGTGCTCTGGGTGATCGCCGGCTTCGGCTTGGCGACGGGTGTGGGCCTGTTTTTCGGGCTCCTGATGCTGGTGGACAACCATGCCTGACCCCCAAATCACCGCCCTGGAAGCCGAGGCCGCCCGCCTCAAAGAACGGGCCGCGTCCACCCGCGCCCGTGCCCGGCGTGCGCCCAACTTGGCCATGGAGCAGGCCGAAATGCGCGAGGCCGACCAGCTCGACAGCCGGGCCGCCGCCAAACGCGGCACCGCCAGAACTTTGGATGCCCAACGCAAAAAGGATTTATCCAAAATCCACCTGGCCAAAAAAAACCTGGCCATGACCGACGACGCCTACCGCGCCCTGGTCCGCCGCGTCACCGGTGGCGCCACCGACAGCGCCGGCAACGCCACCGCCCCCCAGCGCCGGGCCATCCTCGCCGAATTCCGCCGCTTCGGCTGGAAGCCCAAGCGCCCCAAACCGGCCGGCGACAATCCCCAGGTAGACAAGATCCGCGCCCTGTGGGGCGAGCTGAAGACCCTGGGCGCCCTGCGCAACCCCACAGAAAAGGCCCTTAACGGCTACTGCAAGCGCATGACCGGCGTCGACCGCCTCGACTGGCTCGACGGCCGGCAGGCATCGCGGGTTATCGAAGCCCTTAAACAGTGGATTCAACGTGTGGAGGTGACCCCATGATCGACATCGCCCAACTCGCCGTCGCCGCGCTGCTGCTGCTCGTGTTTCTCGCTATCGTGTTGATTCTAGTGGCCGCCGGAGGGCTCCTGTTCGTCTCCTGGCTCACTGATCGGTTCCGCTGGCACGGAGACGACTAACATGCACTGGCAAAAACACATCCGGGCACTGGCCACGGTACACGCTTTTATGCGCGGCGCCCCCGTCCCGCCGCCCGGGCTGCCGCAAATAATCATCGCCGGTATGGCGGTAGTCGACTACTGGGGCTGGCGCAAATGCAGTTGACCTGCCCTAGCTGCAACACCCGGTTCCCTCTGGAATCCGGCATCCAGGACGCCGACGCCCGCCGCGCCGTGGCCGCCGCCCTGCGCCTGCCGCCCGGCCTGGGCGACCTCATTTTGCGCTACCTCGGCTGCTTCCGCCCCGCCAAGCGCGCCCTCGCCTGGGAGCGCGCCGCCCGCCTGCTGGAGGCGCTGCTCGACCTCATCCAAACCGCCCAGGTCACCCGCAACGGCATCACCCGCCCGGCCCCGCTCGACACCTGGAAGTACGCCCTCCAATCCACCCTCGACGCCCGCGACGCCGGCACTCTCGACGTCCCGCTGACGAACGGCCACGCCTACCTGGAAGAGATCGCCTGGCGCGAAGCCGGCCGCCGCCAGGGCAAGCGCGAAGCACGAAAAGAGACCGCCGCCCAAAGCGGCACCGGGCGCCGGTCTGGAGGAGCACCCGTCACCGTCGCCGAGCTGGCGGCCAAGGCGGAGAAAGAGATCGCCCGAAAAGCCGCCGGCAAGGCCGGTGCAAAGGCCCTTAAAGACCAGCTTAAAGGCACCGCAAATGCCCAATGAAGCCCCAAACCCCGATCTGCTACCCACCAGCGTCCGCGACCTGGTCGACGCCTACGGCTGGCAGACCGTCGAAAGGCTCCTTCGGTGGCGCGGCGGAGCCTACTGCAACATCCCGGTCAAGTGGGCGCCCCACTATGCCCTGTGCCGCGTCCTGCCCAAGCCCGCCGCGCAGGCGCTTATCTCCACCCGCGGTGGTGAACAGATCCACCTGCCGCGCTGCGACGCCCTCCTGCGCCACCAGCGCAACGCCGAGATCGTCCGCCGCCGCCTGGCCGGCGAGCCCGAGGCCGTGCTGGTGGTAGAGTACGGCATCGGCACCACCACCTTGCGCGACATCATGCGCCGACACCGCGCCGAAGAGGCGAAGCGGCAGGCGGGGTTTGATTTTTGAACGCCAAGGTAAGTGGCCTGAGCGAAGCGAAGGTCCGAGCCGAAGGCGGCTTGACCGGATTGTTAGGGTGACTTTATGACTGACCATTGGGAAGTGGAATTGAGGATAAACGGCGAAGACGTGCTGACGATTGGCAGTACTGGTTATCTCGCTGGCGATCCTGACATTGCCGAGAAGGCCGACATTGTGCGCGCTGCGGCAGAGCACCTAAGCGCATTCATTGGGCCGGAAGAACCGCAGCCGTGCTTTTACTGTGGCGGCGATGGCGAGATCGAAACCGACAACAACGGGCCGATTGTGCCGTGCCCTGTTTGTTCACCCTAACGCATAAATAACCCGCGCACCGGGGGAGATACGATGACACACGAAATTGCACGAGAGATCGAAAAAGACTGTTGGGGTGAAGACGCGCACGAAGCAGGTGCGTCGGCTGTTGATGCTGATGTTAGCGGCTATGCGGTTGAGGGGGCAGAGGCGTTTTCAGCCGGCATAGATCGTAGCCAGTGCCCATACGAGGAGCGTAGCCTGGAATGGGGCGCGTGGATGTACGGGTGGAATGATGCGTATACAGATGTGGCGTTGAGCTAGGCCGCTAACGGTTGGGTAACGAGCCGCCGATTTGATGACTGGAGACGACAATGAAACACGATAGCCCAAAGAATGACGGAATCTCACAGGACACGCCACAGCAAGGCGGTCGCGTTGACCCTTTTGTTGTGCAGTGCGGCCCGAAGAAGACATGCCCGGACGGGACACCCCACGACTATTCCGGCTGGGAGGAATACGAGGATGGAATGGGCTGCATGGTAGGCACCGCTGTTTGCTCGAAGTGTGGGCACCGCGCCTTTGATGACGCCATGTGGATGGACTGATGTACGTCACCAAACACACAAAGCGCGGATGGTGGATGGCGAACCTGGAATGGCGCTGGAGGTGGGCAATAGTACGCCCTGACGCCAACCCCTGGACACTGCGGATATACGCTGGACCTCTGCTGATAGAGCGGATGGCGCTTTAGTCTGCACAACGCCAAGCATCAGCCGCCCTGCGAGGACATGCGATGAACGACGAGCAGAACGCAAAATCAGCAGCAGCCACCGACCCTGCGGGTCGGCTGGATGCGCTTGTTATGCGCCGACGACTGTGGGTGGGGAGATGGTTGTTTCACAGCCTGTGGAGCCGTGACGGCGCCTGGACTGTGACCAAGAACGACGAACGATACAGCCTGTGGCTGTACTTCGGCCCCCTTGATCGCCCGGAGGGGCGCGCGTGGATGCTGACGATCTGGCGCTGGCAACTGATGTTTGCCCGCGCATAACTACAGAATATGCGGAGCTTGCAAGGTGCCATTCAGGAAAACCAATCGTTACCATGAGCGCATGGCCACGATGCGCACCGCCAAGGAGCGCCGGCGCCTGGAAGGTCCGGCTCCGGACTATCCGCCGCAGCTCCCGGAGCTGCGCCGCCGCATCGTCGTCACCGATTTTGATTTCGGGGAGGAAACGCACGTGATCGAGTTGTACCGGACCGGGCGGATCGACTGCTACCGCGCCGTTGCGGACGGCAAGCCCTGGCGGGAGCGCATCGGCTGGAGCGCGGTATTGGCCGGGCTGCGCAAAAGCCTGCCCCGTATCCGCGCCCCTTGACCCCCCGCCCGCCCCGGCGTAACGTAATAAAGCCGTCCCCCCCCACCGCCTCCTGAACAAACACCCAAGGACGCCTCCGTCCGTTCAGTCCCTCCCGCCGGCGCCCTGACAATGGGCGCCATGTACCTGGATGTTTCCTGCTTCACGCCCGAAAAGCGCCCGCGCCACTACGCCGCCGAGCTGCTCGCGCTGCCCCGCGCCGAGCGCAGGGCCGCCCTGGACCAAGTACCCGAGGCGCTGCGCTCCTGGGTGCGGGAGCTGGTCACCGACCACATCGAAAAACGCCGCTGCCTGCGGCTTTGGAGAAACGCCCATGAGACTCCATAGACTGCCCGCGCTGCTGCTGGCCGCCGCCTTGGCCATGTCCGGCTGTGCCACAGACACCATCACCACCTCCGTCACCGTCGAGGCGGTCGACGCCGCCGCCGAGCTGGCCACCCTGGACCAGACCTACCGCCAGGCCCGCGACGACCTGCTCAAGCACCAGGCCGCCCTGCCGCCCGAGGTGGCCGCCGAAGTCACCCCGTTGATTGAAGATACCGACGCCTACGCCGAGCGCCTGCGCACCCTCTGGCGCACCGACAAGGCGCTGATGTTCGACCAGGCCGAGCGCCTCTTCATCGAAGGGCAGGCCCTCTATCAGCGCGGCGTCGACCTTATCGCCCCCCACCTGGACACCCTGCCGCCCGTCGCCCGCTACGACCTGCGCGCCCTGGCCGACAGCCTGGCCGACATCGACCGGGCGGTCGACTACTACCAGGCCAACCCCCAGGCCGCCCAGCGCGCCCAGCTCTACGGCAACGGCCTGCGCCTGGCCATCGCCTTGCTGCGCATCGGCGGCGTCGCGCTGGGGAGGTAACGCCATGCCATCGGAACATCAAGCCCTGCCGGAGCCCAAGCCTTGGTACCAGTCCCGCGGCATCTGGGGCGCCCTGGCTACCATCCTCGTCGCCGTGCTGTCCTTGCTCGGCTACCAGGCCGATCAAGACTTTTTGACGGAGATCGGCGTGGGTCTCGGCACCCTGGCCGCCGGCACCCTGGCCCTTTACGGCCGCTGGCAGGCGACTCGGCCTATCCGCCGCAAAAAGAAGACCACCGATGCAGATTGACCCCGCCATCGCCGCCACCATACTCGGCTTCTTCCTGGCCGGCATCGTCGCCCTGTGGAAGCACATCGACCGCCGATTCGATCGCCTGGAGCGCGACAACAACAGCGTCGACCAGAAGCTGGAGGATTTTAAGACCACCGCTTACCAGCACTTCGCCACCAAGGTCGAGCACAAGGGCACCCGCGTCAGCCTGGCCCGCCTGTTCGAACGCCTCGACAACATGAACGCCCTTTTGCATGAGGTGCTTGGCGAGCTGAGAAACAACATCAAGAACTCGATCAAGCATCATGACTGATCCCGCCCATCACCGCACCAAACTGCGCCGCCTGCGCATCCTTCAGGCCCTGGCCGCCGTCGCCCCCAACCCCATGGGCGAGCAGGCCCTGCTGGCCCGCCTGCAAGTCGACCACGAACTGGACCCCGACCTCGCCCGCGTCCGCGCCGACCTCGCCTACCTCGACCACTCCGGCCTGGTGCGCCTGGTGCGCGTCCCCAGCCTCGATTGGCGCGCCGCCCGCCTCACCGACGCCGGCCGCGCCTGGCTCACCCGCCCCGGCGACCTCGGCCTGGAGATCCACAGCCCCGACTACTGCCCCCCGGCCCGCGACGGCCGCGGCCGCCCCTCCGGCGTCACCGCCCTAGACCCCGAGACCCGCGCCTGGCTCGACCAGGAGCTGGCCCGCGGCCGCTACACCGACAAGGCCCTGGCCGCCGAGCTGACCGCCCGCGGCTACGATCTCAGCTATAAGGCCGTCAACAACTACGCCAAACGCAAACGCGAAATGCTGGCCGACACACGCGCCAAAGCCGAAGAGAAAGCCTCCGCCGTCCGCGCCCTGGCCGGCTTTTTCAGCGACGAAGCCGACATCCCCGCCCTCTTGCAGAGCGCCCAGGGTTTCGCCCTGATGGCCACCGTCGACGCCATCAGCGCCGAGCAATACAACAGCGACAAAGACACACTGGCCGGCCTGGTCAAGGCCCTCCCCGCCCTGGGCCGCGGCTTCCGCGAGATCGAAAAGCAAAAAATCGAGCGCGAAGCCCGCCGAAAGGAGCGCGAAGAGGCCGCCGACCGCGTCGACCAGGCCGCCCATGCCCGCGGCCTCGGCGCCGAGGACGCCGCGTTCTGGCGCAACAAGGTGTTGATGGGGATGTAACATGGCCACCCCCTGGATCGACGCCGCCCTCTACGGCCTGGCCGCCTGGAAGGTTCTCGACCTGTTCCGCTGGCACGGCCCCCCGGGTATGCAGCCCGGCCGCGTGCGCTTCTGCGCGGTGGACTATCTCGCCCTGCTCATCGCCTGGTGCGGCCTGGCCGCGCTGGTGTTCCGCACCTGGGACTGGCTGCTGTGACCATGAGCCCTAAACCGAACTGGTTTTGTGTCGCCTATCTGGCGGGCGCGCTGATTAGCCTGTTAGGTGCAAGCTGGTCGGCTTATATCGGAAACGCCGAGGCACTGTGGGCGTTTGTCTGCGGGTTCTGCGCCGCCTTTTTCGGTCTGCTCCTGAAAATCCCCCGATGACAATGACCGCTATCGTAGGGTGGGTTGAGGCACGAAACCCACCAAACAGACCGCGCCGGAGGCGCACCGACCCATGACCCTTTGTGACTTGCTCCACTGGCTGACCGGATGGCCGCTCTAACGCCTCTCGCCGACACCCAGCGCACCCTCGACTGGGACGAACTGCCCGCCAGCGTGCGCGAGATCCCGGCCGGCTTCGATCCCGGGGCCGACGGGGTGCTCATGGCGCACCAGTCCAGTTGGATCGCCTTCCGCGCCACATTGAATATCGCCGTCAGCGTAAAAGGCCGCCGGACAGGGATTACCTTTGCGGAAGCCCTTGACGACACGATTATTGCCGCCAGCGTAAAGGAGGCCGGCGGCGACAACGTCTGGTACGTCCCGGACACCAAGGACAAGGGGCTGGAATTCATCGGCTACTGCGCCAAGTTCGCCCGCGTCATTGCCCACGGCCAGGCCGTGAGCGGAATCGAGCAATACCTGTTCGATGACCGGGACCCCGTCACCGGCGAAACCAAGCACATCACCGCCTGGCGCATCCGCTTCGCCAGCGGCTACCGCATTACGGCGCTGGCCAGCCGCCCCGAAAACCTGCGCGGCCTCCAGGGTATCGTGGTCATCGACGAGGCCGCCTTCCACGGCAACGTCGCTGCCGTGCTGGAAGCGGCTGTAGCCCTGCTGATCTGGGGTGGGCGCATCCGTATTATCAGCACCCACAACGGCAAAAAAAACCCTTTTAACCAGCTCGTAAAGGACATCGAAAAGCGCCTCTACGGCAAAAAGGCCGGCGTCCACCGCATCACCTTCGACGACGCCGTGGCCAACGGCCTCTACGAGCGCGTCTGCTACATGCAGGGCAAACAGCCCACCCCCGAAGGCAAGCAGGAGTGGTACACCAGCATCCGCGCCGCCTACGGCCCGCGCACCGCCGCCATGCGCGAAGAGCTGGACGCCATCCCCCGCGACGGCGCCGGCATCGCCATCCCCGGCGTCTGGATCGAAGCCGCGATGCCCGAACCCCGGCCCGTCCTGCGCGTCGCCCTCCCCGACGACTTCGCCGCCCGCCCCGAGGCGGACCGCCGCAAATGGGCCGACGCCTGGATCGCCCGCCATCTCCAGCCCCTGCTGGACCAAACCGACAAGCTGCGCCGCCACGCCCTCGGCATGGATTTCGCACGTCACCGCGACTTCTCGGTCATCATCCCCGCCGTGGTCACCTCACTGCTCAACCGCGAGGTGCCCTGGGTCATCGAGCTGTCCAAGGTCCCCACCCGGCAACAGGAACAGATCCTCTGGGCCATCCTCGACCACTGGAAAAAAATCCGCGCCCGCTGGACCGCGGCCCTCGACGCCACCGGCCCCGGCCTGATCCTGGCCGAATACACCGCCGACCGTTATGGCCGGCCAAGCCGCAGCGCACGCCCCATGCTGGATCGCCGGCCCAATCGCGTAGACTACGCCGGCGGCCACGTCCACGAGGTCATGCTCACCCCCAAGTGGTACGCCGAGCATATGCCCGCCTGGGTCGACAGCTTCGAGGACGGCACCGCCAGCTACCCGAGAGACGAGGCCCTGGAGCAGGACTTCCGCGCCGTGGAAGAGATCAACGGCGTCCCCCGCGTCCCGGAGATCCGCCGCAAGGACCTCAAGGACCCCGACCTCTACCGCCACGGCGATGCCGCCATCGCCGCCGCCCTCATGTGGTACGCCTCCCGCCAGGCCCTCGGCGCCATCGACTGGCAGGCCGCCCCGGACAAGCACGAGCGCTGGGACGGGAAAGACGACAGCCGGCAGTGGCACGACACCCCGCCGCGGCGGGAAACGCCGGGGGTGGGGAAGGGTGGGGCGTGGTGAACGGC